CTGTTTGTTTTGGTGGTTGTTGAGAATACATATCTTGTTCAAACTCTTTTAAAACCGATTGAACCATTGGATCTTCTATATCTGTCGAATCTCTTGTTGTTTTAAGGGGAAGAGTGTCAATTGGTGTGGACATTTGACTAGAATTATGGTTATTCATAATACCGGGCATAGTTGCCATAATCTAATATATGACAATAACAAAATAATATTCGTAGTTACGCACTTATTCTTTATTTTATTTTATTATCTGGAATATTTTGCATATCATAAGGATATAAAACATTTTTATTTGTACAATCTACCATGTAAGGTGTATATTGAAAACAAGTTTCGTCAAGTTTAAATATTTTATCTTGTATATCTTCAACACGAGGTGCAAAAAACACTACACAATTGTTTTTACATACTCTATGAAAAAGAAGAGCGATTGCCAAACCAAATATAGAACTTATAATTTTTTGACCTACTGATGTATATAACAGTTTGTTGATAATATTTCTTGTAGTATCGATTTCAGTCATTTGTAACCTATCTTATACTAAAAAATATGAATATTTTATATTTTAAATAATAGTTTGTTTCTTTGCGTCATTCGTACATTTTACTTCTTTTGCTTTAAATTTAAAACAATCTCCACTTAATCCCATATATGTTATTTTATTTGCATTATATGGGGTTGGATATTTGATAATTTTCTTTTTGTCTGGTATATCTAAGTAAACATAAACAATTCCAATACAGAAGGCAAGGAAAAACCATAATATATGAAATTTAAAAGTTTTTTCTGTCATATGTCTTCTATATATAAATTTATACTTTAATTGATTTTGTTTTGTTCAAAAATGGTTTTAAAATATGAGTCAAGATTTTCTGGACCCATCATTTGTTCTTCATAAGTAGAACGAGGTACATATTTTATAACAGTTTTAGGTTTGATATTTTTTGTTAAATTATCATAATATCCCTGTATAATTAGAACGGTTCCAAGAAATAATAAAAATATTGCAATGCTTTTCATCTTATATTACAATAATAGAAAAATAAACTCATTTTAAACTAGAATAAATTTAAACCGAACTCTCGTTTTGTCTTTCTGTCCATGGATCGATTTTTGAAATATTTTCTGCAAGATCAGATACATCAACTGTGTCAGAATTTGCTTTCATTGCCGCTTGTTTTCTCTCTTCAAAAACTTCATCTTTGTTGTCCATGTTTTCTTTATATTTCTTCATCAAAGTGTTCAGTTGCGTTTCGCCAAATTCTTGATCTTGAAGATCATTGGGATTAGGCGACCATGGACACCAGCATCCTACCTGACCGATGAAAATATCAAATTTGTTATCAATCTTTTTAAGAAATTCTGAACGACTTTTTGCTTCGTCTATTGTGTCAAAAGTACCACGAACCTTGATACCTCGAATAGATGTTTGAAAATTGTTGTCCCTGTGGAAATCTGCCTCAATTTCGGAAGAATTCACAGATTTAAAGAATTTATATTGCTCATTCATCTCAATAGGATCTGACAAATATTTATGATTGTTGTGCACAGTATCAATCATATCTTTTGATTCAGGGAATTTCGCACGCAATCCATCGAACAATGTTGTCATATCTTTACCAAATTGATTTAAAAAACGTGTAAAATAAAATGCTTCTTTATTTACAAGAACATCTTCGGGACTCAAGAATGACAATAAAACATAATTCTGACCTCTGATTGGTTTGTCTTCGTCAAGGTAATCAAAATCTTTTGTAGAAACTGTCTCTGTACTCGCAGACATTGCTTATATAAAATATTTTACTTTAAAATCTTATATACTTTTTGAATAAAAATATTCTTTGTTATAAGTATAAAAGAAAGTTAAAATGGATTATACCCTTGATGTTTGGGAGACTGTAACCAAATTAATAAAATATCTATTCGAAGGATTGGCGGTTGGTATTGTGGCGTATGTTTTACCAAAATCAAGATTACACCCCAGTGAAATATTGGTAATCGCTTTGACTGCTGCGTGCGTATTTTCTATCCTTGATTTGTTGTCACCTTCTTTCTCCGCTGGTGCCCGATCTGGCGTTGGTCTTGGTGCGGGATTTAAATTAGTCGGATTTCGTTAAATAAAAGATTTTATTTAATATACTATATTTTTTTTACAATGAAGGAGATTGATGGAATTCATAATTCAAATCTTCGCATATTTTTTTCCATATCTGGTCTTGAATATACAATTTTTCTCTACTTTTCAATAAAGGAAAATATTTCAAATATTCGTTCAGACCTAGGATTTGGAAAAACTTATATAAAACATAACTATATGATAAGAAATTCTTTCTATCTTTTGGACAATGTTTCAAAAAAGGTGCCTGAATATCTCTAAACATTGAGTATAATTTATCTTCCAAATCTGGTGAAAACTGAGGAGTCGGAACACCATTTATCCGGTTGATAATATAATTGATATGTTCATAATATTTATTAATCCTTAATCTTTTCAATATCTCGCGCATTTTAGTATATGTTATTGTCTTTGTGTCGGATATCTTTTCCTTTTTGATTTCATTTAGAATTTTTTCAAATACTTCATTCGGAATGTCGGTGCTTTCTTTTCCTTGAACTTGATTACACCATTCCCTAAAATGATTGATTCTTTTATAACTAAAATGCGAGGTATCTTTCGAATTCTGTTTCAGTATCGGTCTATTTTGTTCTACAAGTAACAATTCTTGATATCCACAATATTCGCATATCATTATTGCATCATACTGAAGACAAACCATTTGTTTTTGACAAACTATACACTGCTCTGCATCATCAATATCATTCTTTCTAACATGCTGTTTGTTTGTTATAACTAAATATTCGTCCACCAAATCACTTTTTCCCGTAGTTGTATTTTGTATATTTTGTATAGCACTAATTTCATCTTGTGGTTCTTGTTTTTTCCCGGACGTATTATTCAAAGCATCTAGAATTGTTTTTGTAGCAAATTTTGGAACAGATATGTTTGTTTTTCGCGTATCCATCTTTATTTTGGATTGTTTCTCTAATAAATCATAGTAATTGAAAAGAATATCACTTGTATTTTTATAGTAATCTAATTCATCAAATTCTTTTTGGTTTTTTTGTATTTCTGTATCCAATTTTTGAATTTTTTCGGATAATTCTATATTTGATGTCCAAAGAAGATTATAATGTTCTAAATTTGTATATTCTGATACAAAAAGATCTTCTATTTCTCTTTTGATATTTGTTCGAATATTTATTAGTTTTGTTAATTCTTCTTTCATACTATTGTTTTCATCTGTCTTAGAAGCAAATACTTTAATCATGTTGTTATGCATGACATCGAGTGTAGAAGCATCTTTGGCATTATTTGTCACCGCAATCCTTTTTTTTGATGTTTTTTCTTTGAACATTTTTATAAAGCATATATCTCAAGTTATTATTTACATTCTTAAGTATTCAATTTTTTTCTCCTGTTATAGTATAAAGAATATAACATAAATGGGCGGTGGTCTTCTTCAGCTTGTTGCATACGGAGCACAGGATGTTTATTTAACCGGTAATCCTCAAATAACCTTCTTCAAAGTTGTCTATCGTCGTCATACTAATTTTGCAGTAGAATCAATTGCTCAAACTCTCAATGGCACTGCTGATTATGGCAACACTGTCTACTCTACTATTTCCAGAAATGGTGACTTAATCAACAGAGCATACATGGAATTCACAATGCCTTCATTGGGTGAATATAGTACTGGTGATGATACTCCAAAATATGTTAACTATCTCGGTTTGAAATTATTGTCTCAAGTAACCATTGAAATAGGTGGTCAACAAATTGACAAGCACTATTCAGATTGGATGTACATATGGAATGAACTTTCTCTTCCTCTTGGAAAACGCAGTGGATATGAAATGATGGTTGGTGCTGATAGAGATGTTACCAGTCACGCTAAAACTGTTTTACATGTTCCACTTGAATTCTGGTTCTGTCGCAATGTTGGACTTGCTCTTCCATTAATTGCTCTTCAATACCACGAAGTAAAATTAAAAATCGTATTTGAAGACAAGGACAAATGTATGTCTCGTAAAGACGGTGGTACACTTCCCAACGAGTCATTTAATGCTCAACTATGGGTAGATTATATCTTCCTTGATACTGATGAACGCAGACGTTTTGCTCAACTTTCCCATGAATATTTGATAGAACAATTGCAATTCACTGGTTCAGAAGATTTGAAAGAATCTGATGGCAACAGATACAGACTCAATTTCAATCACCCTTGCAAAGAATTGGTGTGGGTTGCTAAGCAATCTGGCAACGATTGGTACAATTATACCGATGGTGGTCTCAAAGATAGCGCTTATACAAGCGAGGACGCAATAAAGAATTTGACCGATGCTGTATATCCTGTTGGCAAAAATCCATTGACCAAATGTCTTCTTCAATTAAATGGAAATGACAGATTTGCGGCTAGAGACGGTGGATACTTCAACTATGTCCAACCTTATCAACACCACACTAATATTCCTACTAACAGAGGAATCAACGTATATTCATTTGCACTTAAACCAGAAGAACACCAACCATCAGGAACTCTCAATATGTCCCGTATTGATACTGCAGTATTGTCAATGAGTTCTACAAAGGCAGGAACTATCCACATATATGCCCTTAATTACAATGTTCTCCGTATCATGTCTGGAATGGGTGGACTTGCTTACAGCAACTAAATATTTAAAACATTTTATACATTTTTAACAAAAAATCGTAAGAACACTTCATTTTTTTTCTCCTATTATAGTATAAAGAATATAACATAAATGGGCGGTGGTCTTCTTCAGCTTGTTGCATACGGAGCACAGGATGTTTATTTAACCGGAAATCCTCAAATAACCTTCTTCAAAGCAGTTTATCGTCGTCATACCAACTTTGCTATTGAAGCAATTCAACAAACCTTCAACGGAACCCCTGGGTTTGGTCAAAGAGTAACTACCACTGTTGCTAGAAATGGTGATTTAATTCACCGTGTGTACCTTGCATTAGATTTGAACGGCATGGAAGAGTCATCCAAAGTCTGTAAATACTTTGGTCTTCGTTTAATCAATTATGTTGAAATTGAAATCGGTGGTCAAAAAATAGACAAACAATATTCTCATTGGATGTATATCTGGAATGAGTTGTCTCTTCCAAAATCAAAACGTGCCGGATATGATGATATGGTAGGTGCTGCAGGTGGTCTCGTCAGTGGTTTAAATAAACAACTATTTGTACCTCTTGAATTCTGGTTCTGTCGCAACGTTGGTCTTGCCCTTCCTTTAATTGCTCTTCAATATCATGAAGTTAAAATCAACCTTAATTTCGAGTCAATGGATAAATGTAAGGGTGAAGGTCAAACCGATGACCTCAAAACTTTTGGCGCTTCATTGTGGGTTGATTACATTTTCTTAGATACTGACGAACGCAGACGTTTTGCACAACTTTCCCACGAATACCTTATTGAACAATTACAGTTTACCGGCGAAGAAGCAGTCGCTGAGAATGTGAAATCTAAACTCAATTTCAATCACCCCTGCAAAGAATTGATATGGTTTGTTTCTAACAAAAACAAGATAGAAGATTGGATGAATTATACTACCGACAATGCCGACATGAAAGAAAGTGCAATAGTTTCAAAAAATAAAACTAAAAATGCTAAACTTGTTCTTAATGGAAATGACCGTTTTGCTGAACGCCATGGTTCATACTTTAACATGGTTCAACCTTTCCAGCATCACGAAAATGTTCCCTCAAATGCTGGAATAAATGTTTATTCATTTGCCTTAAAACCCGAAGAACACCAACCTTCCGGAACTCTGAATATGTCAAGAATAGACACTGCTGTGTTGAATTTGACAACCAATACTGTTGATACTGCTAATGATGCATTGAATGTATATGCTGTCAACTACAATGTTCTTCGTATCATGTCCGGAATGGGTGGTATTGCTTACAGCAACTAAGATATTAGTACAAAATCAAAACAGTTCATTTTTTTTCTCCTATTATAGTATAAAGAATATAACATAAATGGGCGGTGGTCTTCTTCAGCTTGTTGCATACGGAGCACAGGATGTTTATTTAACCGGAAATCCTCAAATAACCTTCTTCAAAGTTGTCTATCGTCGTCATACCAACTTTGCCATTGAAGCTATTGAACAATCCTTCAATGGTAATAATAATTTAGGATCTTCAGTAAGTGTTCTCATTACACGTAATGGAGACTTGATCAACAGAATATACTATAATGC